ATTACACAAACAGCCAAAAAGGTAGGTGTCTATTACAGTGCAATCCACAGCAGAACTAGGACAGGCTCTCTTCCTCCATCAAGCAATTGCAGCTCAATCTTTAAAAGCAAAGAATTGACAATCAAAAAATTGGAAGAGCGCATCACCCGCATGGAACGGATGGCAACGTATGGAATCTACTGATTTTGCACAAGAGATCATCGACACCATTAACAAGCGCCGCGATGCTGGGATGTCACTGAATGAGGCGCTCGACGGTACCGGCGTCAATCGTGACACTTACTACAAAGCGATGCGCAGTCCCGGAACGGCAAAGCGCAAGCTTGAGAGTATCCAGAAGCTCAAATACGTTGACCATTGCTATACACAGCGCGGGATGGGCACGGATGAGATTGCTACGCTTCTCGGCGTAACCCGAGGGCAGGTCAACAAATGCCTGCGAAAGCTCGGGATTGAACATAAGCCACGAGAGCGTAAGCGCAAAATCTCCCCGGAACGTGCTGCCGCCGAGGACAGAGAGCGGAACATGCTTGAACGCATGATTAACGTGGAAATGCGTACCCTTACTGAGATTTCGCAAGAAACCGGGCTTTCTACCAGTGTGATCAAAACTCGTATCAAGCGATACGGCATTGTTCGCGGAGAGAAAGCGCGTAAACGGCTCAAAAAAGGCGATACTGCCGACAGCAACCCGCTACGGCAAATCATCGTCAAGGAATGGAAGCCGATCAAGATGGAACAACGCCAATGGTTCACACTGTAAACATTGTCCCTGCATCCCTTGTAGCGGAGTTGCTCGGCTGCACGCGCGGCAATCTCTCGAAACTCGTTAAACAGGGTGTACTGAAAACGCCTCTACTAAAGAACGGCGCCCAGTATTGGCCGAGGGATGAAGTGATGGCCGCCAAGGAAACCTATCGAAACCGGAAAGCCGACCGAAGCCCGCGAAAGGCCGCCACACTGACGGCCAGTTTCGAGAACTACGCGGCGTCCCTTTAAGGCGAGTTCTCGCGGATGGAACCGGACGCCTTGATCGTCCCTTGCACGGCAATAGCCCCAACGACGTTCATCGTGCCAGAGACAACCGCGCCACTTCCGCCAGAGATCGCCGCGCCACCATTAACCGTTAACGCCCCGGAGACCGACAACGCACCATTGCACGTCGTCGCCGGGGCATCGATCATCACGCTTTGACTCTTGATAGTCGCACTCTCGCTGGCCGTGACGTGCGCAACCTTCGTAACTACCTTGACGGTTTCACTTCCAGTAATCGTCACCGTCCCCGGCGTCTCGATGACGATGGCATCGTCAGCCTTTAGCCTGATGTTCTTGTGATGCCATGCCCGCCAATCGACACTGTTTCCAACCTGCGGATTCCGGAACCCCACCACAAGCGGATAGCGGGAATCCCCGCCGATAAATTGCATCCAGACATGATCGCCCGGGACGATCTCGATCTCGGTGGCCAGCCCCGAGGCAATCGGGGTGGCCCTGTCGCCAAGCGAATACATCAGCTCAGCCGGGACCGGCGTATCAGCAAGCCCCGGAATCGTTACGGTAACTAACCGCTTGCCCTTGTCATAGCTCGCCACTACGCCCGGGAAAAATCCGCTCATTCGATACTCCCTAACCAAAGCTTCGTGTAACCATCAATCGGGACGTGCGCGGCCGTAACGACGATGAGTTTTTCCCCGTTCACGTCCACGATATCCCCGGCGTCTATGTTCATGTCCAGCATGATCTTTGCTATCCGCCGCTGGATGATCGTCTGCTGCATCAGGCGCACGGAACGCGCATCGTGATGCGGGATGAAATAGACCGGAGACGGGACACTACGCGCAACCTGCACAACGTTCCGGCTCTCATCCATTGAGACGTATTGCGGCATCTCGTTGCGCGCTACGAACGTCATTTCATCGTCCGCCCCTTGGATATCTGGCAGAAACCGGACCGGCTTTTGCGCGACGATTTCCGGATAGGTTAGGGCCTGAATCTTTCCCTTCTTCCAGCGCACGATTGCTCCGGCTTCTTGCAATACCCGGTTGATCATCGGGGTAGGAAGGTCGCCACGGAGTAACGCGAAGCGTTGCCCCATGACGCTACCAAAGACGTTAGCTTCGGCGCCAGAGAGCCGATAGCAGTCCTGAATCGTGGGCTTCTCTTTGAACACGTTCCGGGCCATTGGAAGGGCGATGCTCTTTGTGCCTTTCATCAGGCACGTGATCGAGTAGCCGCCCGTGTCCTTGTCGCCTTGCTGCACTAACCCAGACGCTAGGCGGCTTTTGACGATCTCAAACTCGTATTTCCCCACCGATACCGTGCGCCCCTCTTCCATCCACTTTTCCACGCCATCCAAGGCGCGAATGTCGGCCTCCATCGTGATCGGAATGGGGCTACTGTCGCTGCGAATCACCAGAGACACAACGACAGTATTTTGCAGGGTTCTTCCGTTCTCAATCGTGATCATGGGCGCGGAATCACTTGAATTTGCATCGGGCAAAGGAACCCGTGACGATCAATGCCATATGGTTCCGGAATTTGCAGCGAGATCGGGCCTTGCATGAAGCTCTTACGCGGAAGCCCATCGAGATACCGCTCGATATCTTGGGAAATCTCGCTGTTTGTACGGCGCTCAATGTCACCGCCAAACTGCTTCATCGCGTCGATATAGACCGATTCCTCTTTCTCGACATAGAGAAGGAAAAGCGGTTCAATCAGCCCCCATTCCGACGGCGTGATATCCGTCGATTCGTTCAGGAACTGATCCGACGCTTGGAAGTTTTGCGATTTCAGGGGCGCATGGGATGCGTATGTTTCTGCCGCACGGATTGCGCAACCCAGAATGATCGGCTCTTCCAGAAGGTTCCCGACGGGCCGGAAATTTCTGGCCCACCGCGTAACGAGATCACTGATACGCATCCCCTACCCCTTAAATGCGGTCGGTTTGGCCGAAGTAGTGGTAGAACAGCGTGCCACTAATGGTCATCACTTGCGCGCGGTTTTCCCAGTCTCGGTCCGTAGCATCCAGCACGAGGAAGCAATCTTTAAGATGCTTACGGCTAGTCCATTTCTGGGGTGTGCCCTCGTAAATCTTGGCGTTGAACTTGCCGCCTTGCGCCGTGATGGCATCAAGCATCCGGTCAACGTCACCGGCCACCGTTTCAAGGAACGTCACCTGCCCCTGAAGGGCGATTTTCAGTTGCTGGGGCTGGAATGCCGAACCGCCAGTAGGGGTCGGAATCTCGATCTCGCCAGCAGACGACAGCTCGGGCCACGGCGCCTGTTTGCACAGAAGCCACATGTTTTCATGCCCGTCGATCTCAAAAGCCATGTCCGAATTAATCGATTTCTCGCCCATGGCCGCGACGCTCTGGTAAAGCGTCTTCATGTATGCGCCAGTAGATACAGTCATACGAATTGTTCCTTTTTGCAAAAAGAATGTACCCAAGCGGGTACGGAGACCATTCTAAAGCTTGACCTTTGGCCGGAGGTCGCCTATCATCACGCCATGACACACAAACTCGAATTTGACGAACCTTCCCACACGTACCGCCTGAACGGCATACCCGTTCCATCAGTGACAACGATTCTCAAGCCCCTGTCCGGTCTGGACAAGGTTCCGCGCCCCATTCTGGAAAAGGCCGTCGCCTATGGCACGGCCGTCCACTATGCGACGGAACTATATGACCGGGCAGAACTGGATGAGGCGTCGCTGCCAGATGAGTTCCGGAACGCCATCGAGGCATACAAGGGGTTTCTGTTTGAACATGCCCCAGAATGGCTGGCCATCGAGTGCCGAACGTTTCATCCTGCCCTCATGTACGCGGGCACGGTTGACCGCGTGTGCAGAATCGATGGGAAAACCTACGTTCTGGACCTTAAAACAACGTTCAAACTGAACCCGGCCGTATCTGCCCAGCTCGCGGCGTATGCGAAAACCCCACTCATTGCCGCGCACGGCATTGATGGAATCCTGTCCCTCAAACTCCCAAAATCCGATGAACCACCGACCTACACCCTAGAAACCCATGACCTCGCCGAAGGCTGGACCACCTTCCTGTCATGCCTTCAGCTTCGCAATTTCTGCATGAAACACAACCTCAAAGGAACCCCTTTCCATGATTGATATCACCCCCATCGAAAAGGACGCGCTGACGTACAAAGCCCGTTCGGAAGCCTACGAAATCACCGACGATCTGTCTTTCGACGCTGCCAACGAAGACCTTAAGGCCATCAAGGCCAAATACAAAGAGATTGAGGCAAAGCGCGTCGCCATCACGAAGCCACAAAACGACGCCATCAAGCAAGTTAACGCTCTCTTTAAGCCGCCGCTGCAATACCTGAAGGATGCTGAGGACTTGCTGAAGTCCCGCATTCTCGTCTACCAGACCCAGAAGGAAAGAGAGCGCGCCATCGCTCAAGCCGAGGCGGCCAAAAAGGTCGAGGAAGAAAAGGCACGGCTGGCTGCCGAGGCAGAGAAACTGAAAGCTTCCGAATCCTTGGAAAATCAGGTCCAAGCCATGATCATGGAATCACAAGCCAAGACGCTGGCGGTCGCGGAAGCTCCGAAGATTGGCGATGACAAGATTTCCATCAAGACACGGAAAGACGTGGCCGTGACCGATCTGAAGGCGTTCCTGAAGGCCATCATCGACGGGCACACCCC